CCAATTAGGCATTTGCACTCTCCTTTTGTTTTTGTTTTTCTTGTTCTTCTTTTTGTTTCATTGCGTCATACTGTAAAGATAAAATGTATTTCAATTTTTCCATTCGGTGTTTAACACTCTTTGGTATCTTACCACGAAATTTACCTTGCCAGTAGTTCAATTCTAATTCATTCTCAATAGATGTTCTACTAAGAAGTTCTCTAAAACTTTCTTGTAGTTTTTCACTCATTTACCTATGTCCTTTATATCATCTTTACTAATAACTTGATATGCACCTTTATTGTATGCAGGTGCCACTGTAAAGTTATGTTCAATACGTTTTCTCTTTGGTGCCCCATTACCCATATGAGGAACTGTTTTACTTTCAACAACTATTGTTCTTCTTGTTCTGTCTGCGTTGAATGTGTTGATATCATTAAAGGCAGTATATTCAGACTTTGGCACTTTCTTATAACCAAGAGATTTAAGATATTCTTCATGGTCTTCTCGTGCCTTTTTAAGAGAAGGAGTTAGTGGTAATCTGTTTCTCTTTTTAAATTTTTCTCTGATATAAAATAAACCCATTATATTTTTAACTGTTTAATTGGTTCACCTTCCCACTCTGTTACTACAATTGAATTTTTTGAAACCAGTGGAAACTGAATCCAACCATACTTTTCTTTTAATATTTTCTTTAAATGTGTATATTTGTATTTTACTGTATCAGATTTTTTACTCATTGTCAAGCTCCTCATCGTGTTGTATCATTGTTATTAATGCGTGGATAAATGCGGACACACCTATAAATGCTGAAATAGCAACATATGCCCAATTTGTAGTACCCATTTCATTTATCAAACCAATTGTGGTAAACATTGAAATGAATGATATTATAAACAAAAATTTAATCATATTTTCTCCTTACTTTACTAATGCCCAACTGGCAAGTTTAGCATTGTTTTCATCAACATACAACATCAAATCGTCAATGATTGTGTCATAGTTAAAGTCCATTCTTTGACTGACATTACATCTGTCATTGAAATATTTTGCTACTTCTTCAACACCTGCAAGAACTTCAGAACCATATTGTTTGTTCTGTATCAAACCCACTGCATATGCTTTGTAACTCTCGTTTGCAAGATTTACTAATTCGTTTCTAAATAAACTTGGCTCATATTGTTCGTATTCAAACTGAGCATAATCTAGTTTGTTCATTAATTTAGCACCTTTCTTTGTTCTTTTTCAAATTCTGCTTCGGCAATCAAAAATTCTTTTGTTAGATGTTCTTGTAATTTCATAATCTCACCCTCTAGGATAAGATACTTTTCTTGCCAACCCACTTGTTTACTGCCTCTAATTTCTTTGGCAATATCAAGTAATCTTTTAAGATTTTCTAGTGTCATTATTTGTTCAATCATATGTAAACTCTAACACACTTTCTTTCTATTGTCAACATCTTTTTTTGAGCTGCGACAATATTGACCAAAATCATACTTTAACATAAAATCAATGTTTTGACCATAGTCATTATAATAACTATCTGCACCTGGTAAATCAGAACCAAATACGTCTGCATATGTGCAATAGTATTCATCATCATATAGTATAGTAACTCGACTACCAACATAATTAACAGGTTTTACTCTGTCATATTCTTCGTATTTTCTGTCACAATACGATTTAATCTTCTTTCTTTTCTTTAAAAGAGATTGTAATCTGTTATAATTGAAAGGAACGTTTCTAAAAACAGTCCAACTATTCTCAAAATAACCATCTTCAGGATCATCATATCCTCTATGATAAACCACATGAAAATTGTTAGATTGTTTTTGAATAGGTGCCCAAGAATCACCAGTATCATAATAATCTAAAATCTCGTTCTCAACAACTCTTTTATCATGTTGTCTGCGAACAGTTTTAGATGTATTTTTGATGTATTGTAATTGAGTATGTCTTGCACCGTCTGTCAATACATCTTTTTTTGCAAGAACTGATTTTTGACTTTTAATCATATAGCTACGCTATCAGGTGCAATAGCATCTGTCAAGGATTAGTCCAAATTAATTTTTGTTGAAATATAAGGGTTTTTAAGGGGTGTGACGGAATTGCCCACCCCTTTTTGGTAATATATTATTACTTTTTACGTGTATTTCCGTAATGAATGATGTTTAAATCGGGTCTGGATTCGTTTTTAAACGATCTCCAAGGATCAATGATTGTTGAATCGATTGCAAAGTTATAATCATCATAGGTGCCGTCAAAATGACCTAAGAGATAAGTGTATTTACTATTCTCTAAATCTGGTTCAATATTCTTTGTGTCGTTTGTATAGTGTACTTTTCTACCAAGTAGTTCACAATAATATCCTACAAGTATTGAAGGTGATCCATGTAACTGATCAGTCTTTGGTTTGAAACCTGTACCAAGAATGACAATCTCGTTATCATTTTGTTCAACCATAAACTTTGCCATTTCTTTTGCTTGTAGTTCTCGTACTTGTACAATTGCATCAAAGATATCATAACCAAAGTTGTATTCTTGTGCCAACCATCTCAAAGCAATATTATCTCGTGGGTGACATCCACCACCATCACCAAGACCTGCTTTCATATAACTTGGACCCATGATTCTCATATTAGAATCTTTTAGTGCTGTTGTGACAATATCAACATTGATGTTACCAACTTTCATTGCACAATCTTGGATCATGTTTACTAAACATAATTTTGTGGTGATAAAAGTATTATAAAAAATCTTAATTGCTTCTGCTTCATCCCATGTACCAATTTCTACTCTTGTGTTTCTTTCACAGATTGGTTTATAGAAATTAAATAACTCTAATGCCTCATCTGTTTCAGTTCCGTTTTCTGTACCGATGATAATCATTTCAGGATTCTTCATATCCCATTTAACTGTCGTTTGAGCAATCAAATATGGGTTGTAAATAAATCGACCATTTTTTACTAATGGTGCAATCTTATTTCTTACAGTGCCAGGTAAACAAGTTGAAATTAAAACAATCATTGTTTCTGGTTTGACGTACTTGTCAATTTCTTGTATAGCATTAATCGCTATACTATAATCAAAATCTTTTGGTGGTAAATGACTTGTCGGATATCTTCCGTCATAGTCTGAATCGTGTGGTGTTTGCACAGCACAGAATACTATATCTCTATCATCTACTGCTTGTTGTAAACTACTTGATAATTTGATTGTAGTTTCTACTTTTCTAATGTCATATCCTATAACATCATAATGTTCGGCCATCACTTCGGCTGCTTCTCTACCTAAGTTTCCTAGACCAACAAATCCAACTTTCATTTCTTTTCTCCTATAATTAATCCATTGCCTTTTGGATTGAACTGCCAGTTCTTTTTAAATGGTCCTAAATCATATGTTGATTTTGTGATTGTATAACCGACATTCTCTACTTGTTTAGTCCACCAATCTAAGTCTTCTCGTATAAAGTGACTTTTATCTGATTCATAACTATCTATAAAGTATTTTCCGTCACTTCCAAGTGGTACAATAATAAAGACTTTCTGTCCACTTTGATAAAATATTTTTAATTGTTTTTCTATATCTTCATATGGTATATGTTCTAAGACATCTTTTGCAAGTATTAAATCATATTGTTGATCAAAATCTTCATATTGTTTTATTACTTTAACTCGTTTTTCTATTGCCCTTGGTGCCTCACTAATTGCATATTCTGACATATCAACACCATAGGCATTGATACCTAATAATCGTAATGCATAAACAGAAAACCCTTTGGCACAACCAAAGTCTAATACTTTTTCGTCTTTGATATTACAATACTGTACAATGTGATGACACATTGGTATTGTCAACTCTGGCATCCAACGATAATGTGAATAAAGAGATTTACCCACTTCAGCACCACGTTCAAAATAGTTCTCATCATAATAATCTGCTTGTATCATACGAACTCCTCATGCATCAATGGATCTTTAAAATCATCAAATCTTTCAACTTTACCATTTACCCAATCATCTAACATATTAACATTCTCAGTAAAGACACAGCCTTTACATCTTTCTCTTGGATCAAACTTCGGTTTAATTTTTTTATCTAAGTAATCCAAGATGTCACTTGCATGACATAATTGATATTCTTCAGCAAAGAACTGATATGTATCATTTAAAACAACACTATCACAAGGATAAACAGTGCCTGCAACACCAGTTTCTTTATGTATTTCTTCACTCAGATATGGTCTAAAATATGATTGATGACAAGTATCACACTTTGGGGCACCATGTATTTTATATTGATGAAAGAATCTTGTATCATCAATTTGTGCTAAAACATTGTCTAATGATTTATGTTGTCTAATTAAATGTTCTTGTTCTAGTAAACAGTTCGGCAACATACGAATATATTTTGCACCACATTTATCAGCAACTTTAGAAACTTTCTTTAATAGACCAACTCTGTCTGCCATCACTTCTTCCGATAGTTCGTGTTCAACTGTGTAAACCATTGAACAACCTATTACTGTTTTCTCTGTATCAAATTTTTCTAAAGGCAATCCTATTCTTGTATCCCAATCTTTAAACACATTAATCGAAACACGAACCCATGAAAACATCTTACACACATCTTCATCGATGCGTTTCCAATATTGTTCAGAGCCATTTGTAATTAATGCAACTGATAAGTCTTGTGATTTCAACCAACGCACTAAATCATTAAAATGTTTATATGCTGTTGGTTCTCCACCACCTGTTAATATGACTGCCTTTAAGCCCCTCGTCTTCAATTTTGTTACATAGTCCTGAATAATTTCCATTGGTATACGACTATGTGTATCTCTGTATGTCACACTACAATATGGACATTTTAAATTACAAGCACCTTCTGGTGATATATGAGTAGAAATAATTGTATTCGGATCACCGTTTTTATAATTAAACATTTGTTCTTGGTGACGCCAGAACTTAATACCTGTTGATGTGAACTTATGTTCCTCTGCACTTTTCTCATCAGGTAGTTTAGTATCAGATGATTTTTCATCATAGAAAATAAAGATGTTTGAATACTTTACACCTTGTTCTACTCTATCTAATATTTTATTACCGTGTTCTAAATCAATCGGTTTTAAATGAGATACATTGTTATTATCAATGAACTCATAGTTTGCAACAAAGTTATTAATTTTACCTCTGGCTGCAAATCGATGAATGACATATTGTCCTTCTTTTTCATATAGACCAATTGTAACTTGTTCTTGGTTTATAATTCTTACTTCGTTATATTCCTTTATTCTCAAAACCATTCATATACTCCAATATGTCTGACGGTGGGTCAAACTTTTCTATTTGTTTGATGTGATTTTTGTGTTTCTCACAAATCTCTAAATTTGTTATTTCTGGTTTCCAATTTAACCATTTATCTTCATACCATCTTTCACTTGGTATAGAATCATTTATATCCCTTGATCCCATAATTGCGACTAAGTGTTTATACAACATAATCTTTTCAGATAAACAAAAACCAAAATTATAATTCTGTATTGTGGGATGAACTATAATATTTTCATATGTTCCTTTTAGTGTAGTTTTGGGTTCTTCATTCCACAAAGTAGGTCCTACTCGTTCTCTTTGTGGAACTCGATGATGCATACCTTTCCACAATTCAATTTGTTTTGTACTGACATGAGCACCTTCATATTCTAATAATTTCTTTGCATCGCCTGGTGCAAATACCATATCAGGTTCCATCATTAAAGTTTGTGGGTGTTGACTATGATAGTGTTGTCTAATATATTGATACATATTTGCATATTGATTATCAGGTTTGTCATACTCTTTGGCAATATATGTTATTTTATTATCAAATTTTTGATCAATAAAAGATTCAACATTTTCTTCTAATCTAGGTAATTTAATATTTTCACCTAGATAAGATAATGATTGTCTTTTTGACCAAGGTTGAGATGAATGAAAAATATAAACCCAATCAACATCATTAATAATTGACTTAACAGATTGTTCTAAAAAATCTAATCCATAGTGTATTCTATATACTGCAATCTTATACATTACCAACTTTTCTTTATTATATCTTTTAATTTGTCTGCGTCTTCTTGTCTTAATTTATCTGTTTCTTCAAAGATAACTTTATCTTTTGTATAGAGATTACCTTTTTCTTGTGTTCTATTTCTTGCATAGGTATCATCAAACTCTGCCTTTTGTTTACTAAAATGCATATGTTCTACAACAACATCTTTAATAAAATGTGTTCGATCAACTTTCTTTGCAATATCAAAAACCCATGTATCATTATATCCAAAGTTAAATACACCAGGTGCAAAATATCCTACCGTGTCATACCATGTTCGACTGATGATTGGAAAGGCACAATGTTTAGGACCATTGATTTTATCTTCAAACCAAGCACAATATACATTGTCTGGATATTTTCTTAATTCGTTTTCTAATGTTGTATCCCAATATTTTGTACGATAAATTAAATCATCATTACCCATAATTAGTATATCACCTAATGACATTTTTGCTATTTCATTCCATGATTTAGATACAGACATAGATGGTCCATATAAATTTCTAAAGTTTAGTAACTCATACATCTCTTTGACATAAGTATCTTCATATTTTTTATATTCTTCTATGGCAGGATCATCATTGTCAATGTAGTTTAGTATTTCAATTCGTTCAGGTTTATCAGCGGTTTCATAGATAGAACGAACAAATGTATCTAGTCTTTGTGGTCGATTACGACTAGGTGTTAAAATTGAGATCGTCTTCATTCATCAACCTTTCTTTAATATGTTTCTTACCGACAGGACCTGTCCAGTGTGTCACTCTTTTGTCGGGTGTATCTTTTCCGTTTTGTAATGAGATTCTCAACCATTGATAGATTTGTGGAAGTTCTATCACTTCTTTATTTCGAATAGGATTATTCATCATCAATTCATGTAATGCTTCTTGGTCACCTCGTACTTTTGTTTGTTTTAAAATACTGTGCCAATCATATAATAAATCAGAATAACCTTTAATAAGATTAAATCCTGTTGCCCACCAAGTTTGATTAGGTCTTGCACCTTCTCTTACCCAATCTTTTGTTAGACATATTTTACCTGGTTGTGCATAATCAAATACATCTTGTATATTCTTGTGTATCTCACAATCAACATCAATCCAACAAGTATATTCGTAAGGGGAATCTAATAGAGTTTGTGTTTTAAGAAACCATGCATTTTGTGGGTGTTTAGGATAAGATATAAAATGATCAGCGTTTGTTTTTGCCCATGCTTTAACATTTTCTGACATACCAAAATCACAAATAGTAACATGAACATCTGGATTCTTTGAAACTAATTTCTTATACCACCACTTTAATAACCACTCGTGTGAATTATCAACTCCAGTTATAAATGTTTTATTCATTATCTTTATGTAAGTTCACAAAATATTCAGCATCAATTATTACTAATGCCTTTTTATTATTCTTTCGCATCACAACAATAGGTTCATAATTACCTTTGTTTGCTGATGCTTGTTCATAAGCAGACCATACATTTAACTTTTCAGTGTTTTTGCACTCAATACTATATGGGAATTTTTCTCTTGCAGCTCTGGCCATAATTAAATCTTCACCAGATGCACCCATTGATCTACTTTCAATGTCTTCTGGATGAATTTCTAATTTTTCTATAAGTAGATTACGAAACTCTTGTTGTAGTCTTCTACCTTTTGCTTTTGCACTTTGTGTTTTCATTCTTCATCATTATCATATTCTTCCTCAATATGAATCACTTCACCACAGTGAGGACAGAAACGCACTTCAACATCTTCTTTTGTTATAACTATATATGCGTTACTACATTCTTCACATTCGTGGTGTATTTTAGGCATTATAAATCAAAGTCCTTAAATGCATCTTCTTTTACATCTTGTTTTAAACCACCAATTACATAAGATTCAATCTCTGTTTCTTGTGGTGCATTTTGTAAAGAACGACTGTTTAACCAGTGATCAGTCCATGGTAATGGGTTTTGATTTGCAGGTTGATCGTAAATAGGTTTCAGTCCAATAGATTTCATTCTTTTGTTTGCCATAAACTCTACGAAATTATGTAATAGTTTATCATTCAAACCAATCATTGAACCATCTTTAAACAAATAGTTTGCCCAATCTTTTTCTTGTTGTACTGCATCAGCATACATATCAATTACGTGTTGTTCTTCTTCTTTAATGACTTCTAACATCTCTTTATCATTTTCATATTCTCTGTAATTATTAATGATACGTTGAGATATTTGTAGGTGTAAAGATTCATCTCTTGCAATAAAAGAAACAATCTTTGCACTGCCTTCCATTAACTTTAATTCACCAAAGGCAAATGTACAAGCAAAAGAAACATAGAATCTCAGACCTTCTAAGATGTTCACATTGGTCATTGCCAACCATAGTTTTCTTTTGAGTTCTTTTGTTGAACCTTTACCGTCTAATGCATATCGATGACCTGCTTCAATCAGTTCATCATATGTCTTGGTAACAGCTTCTGCACGCTCTAAGATGTGTTTATCTTTGAGAATGTTATCAAAAACAACTGAAGGATCAGGATAAACATTCTTAATAATGTATGTGTAAGAACGACTGTGAATAGTTTCGATAAAGTCCCATGCAATCATACAACCTTCTAGTTCTGGTAATGAACAGAATGGAACAAATGCAATGGCAGGACCTCTACCTTGTACGGAATCTAAAAGAGTTTGATATCTTAGATTAGATGTAAAGATGTGTTTCTGTTCTTCTCTTAATGTGAGAAAATCATTTCTATCTTTTTGTAATGAAACTTCTTCAGGTCTCCAAAAGTAACCTAATTGTTGTTGTGTTAATTTATCAAATATTGGATATTTGAATTGATCATAACGTTGTGTGTTTTGGTCTTCACCAAAAAACATTGGTTGTTTTGTAAAGTCAACCTCACTTCTATTAAATACACTACTCATTTGATAAATGCTCCTATTCTTCCGTGTAATTCTTCGTCTTCTATATATGTATAGCCCTCAGGTGCATCAGTTGATTGACCTTCCCATACAGGTATATACTCAGTGTTCCCATGAACAAAATCAGGATTCCCTCTAAAGTGAACCTCGATTAGTTTGCCTCCAATAAATTCACAATTGATTATTGGAAACTTTCTAAAATTCCATAGAATAGTAGGAAAGTCCATATAATAATTCACTTTCTCCCACTTATCCCATTTTGTTAAATCAGTTGATGAACGATGACCAACAACTGACAATTTACATTTACCATTTACATAGTCAATACTTAAATGTTGACCGTCAAACCATTCACACCAGAAATGTCCTGGAGGTAAATGTTCTGTTGAATCTTCTATCCATTCTTTCTTTGCACCTATTCCCAATCCAATCAAATTTGTAATAGGTCGAACAATATAATAACCTGGTGTTGGTACATCAACATCTGCAGGACCACATTTGTAACCTAATTTTTTAGATAAAATAAGTTTATCATAAACCCATAACTCATCACGTTCCAGTTCTGACCAAACTTGACTGTCGTTAAGTACAACCATTAAATAGCACAAGCCTCACAGTCTGCTTCATCAGTTGGTGCATCTGTTGTTTCTGGTACTGTATCGTGCCAACCAATATTGTGTTGAGGTTCATCTGCATCTTTTTTCGCATCATAGGTATTCTGATAGTAAGATGTTTTCCAACCTAGTTTATATGTAGTCAATAAATCTTTTGCCATGACAGATAATGGCACTTCGTTATTCTCATAGTTTTCTGGATTGTATGACCAGTTACCTGAGATAGATTGATCAAAGTATTTCTGCATGACTGCAACAATGTTAATGTAACCTTCGTTTGATTTCATATCCCATAACAATGTATAGTTGTTTCGTAGTCTTGGAAAACTAGGTACAATTTGTTTCAATGGACCTTTCTTTGACTTCTTCACTGATAGAAAATCTCTTGGTGGTTCAATACCATTTGTTTCATTACAAACAACACTGGAAGATTCACTTGGCATCTGTGCAGTCAATGTTGAATGTCTTAGACCATGTTTCTTAATTTCTTTTCTTAAACCATCCCAATCGTATGATAATTTTCTTTGAACAAGTTTATCAACATCTTTCTTGTAAGTGTCAATTGGTAGAATGCCGTCTGCATATTTTGTTCTTTCAAAGTATTCACATTTACCTTTTTCTTTTGCAATTTCTTTTGATGTATGTAATAGATAATATTGAAATGCCTCTGTGTATTCATCAACTAATTTCCATGCTTCTGGATCATCATACTTCACACCATTCTTTGCCAGAAAGTGTGCCAATCCAATATAACCAATACCCAATGAACGTCTTGCCAAAGTAGATTTCTTTGCAGCTTCAACAGGATAGTTTTGATGATCAATCAGTTCTTCTAAACCACGAACTGCCAAATCACAATACTCTTCCATCATTTCTGGACTATTCATCTTACCAATATTGATTGCACTTAAAATACATAATGCAATCTCACCATCACCATCGATATGTTCGATAGGATCTGTGGGCAATGTAATCTCTTGGCATAAGTTTGACATATAAACTCTGTCTTTAAAAGAACTATGTTCATTACAGTGGTCAATATTCATAATATAGATACGACCTGTTTCTGCACGTTCTTTGAGTATGTCCATAAACAAATCATATGCTTTAATTCTTTTCTTTGTTACAGAGGTCTTTCTCTCTGCCTTTTCATACAGATCATCAAATTCTGGTGTACCCCATGCCTCATAGAGTTCAGGCACTTCATGTGGTGAAAAAAGGGTGATTTCCTCGTTTTTAATGAACCTGGAGTAGAATAATTTGGATATCTGAATAGAATAGTCAAGTTTTCTTACTCTGTTGTCCTCCGTGCCCTTATTGTTCTTTAGAACGATAATATCTTCTATTTCTTGGTGCCAAATAGGGAAATGAACAGTCGCACTACCACCACGAACACCATTCTGTGTGCAACACTTAACGGTCGCTTCAAACTTTTTAAGAAAAGGTATGACTCCCGTATGCTGAACTTCGCCACCACGGATTTTACTATTAATACCTCTGATACGGCCTGCATTGATTCCAATACCTGCACGTTGAGCGACATACCGACCGATCGCCATATCGGAACTAAAAATTGAACCAAGAGTGTCATCACTATCGACCAACACACACGAAGCATATTGACGGAGAGGAGTACGAACACCTGCCATAATAGGAGTAGGAATATTAATAAAGTGTTTTGATATAGCGTTATAATATCTTTTAACATAATTCATCCTCGTTTCTTTTGGATAGTGTGCAAAAAGTGTGGCACTAATTAACATATACATGAACTGTGGAGTTTCAAAGATTTGTCCTGAACTTCTATCTTGTACTAGATACTTGTCAATGACTTGTCGAAGACCTGCATATGTAAATAGAAAATCTCTTTCATGGTCTACCCATTGATCCATTCGATCAATTTCAGAATCAGAATACCACTCTTTGATTTGAGGATCATAAACACCGATTGCAATACCATCATCAATTTGTTTTGCAAGTTTTGGATGGTCCCATAGTCTACCAAATAAAGATTTTCTTAAACTGAATAGTAATAGTCTGGCAGCGACATACTGATAGTTTGGTGTATCTAATGAAATTAAATCTGAAGCAGAACGAATTAAAATTTGCTGTATATCATCTGTTGTCATACCATCTGCAAACTGCAAACCCGATGTCATCTGAACTTGTGACGAAGAAACTCCTGATATTCCTTCACAAGCGTGTTGCATCATGTCATGTATTTTATTAATATCTAATTTTTCTTTCCCTCTGCCATTACGTTTAACAACATAGATTTCGTCTGCCATTCTTTCTCCTACTTCTTTTTCCAGTTAATAAATTGTTGTTTTGCTGACAAACCAGAATAGGTATTGTCATTGATAAGTTTTTGAATCTTTTGTTTTGTATAACCTGATAACACTAAATCGTTTATATCTTTTTCTTGTGTAATTTCACTTGGCCAAATAAAAATAGAAAAGCCTTGGTCAATTACTTTATTCATTCGTTTTAGTATCTCTGTGTTTCTAGGTTCGTTATCGAAGATAACTGTACATTTGTCTTTATCATAATCTAAGTCTAGGTCTGCACCTGCCATAGCGATACAGTTATCGATAAAAAGACTGTCGATTGGTCCTTCAACTATGTATATATGTTTTGTTGTGTCCAGACGTTCTAAACCAAATATTTTTTTCTGTTTATCATCTAGTCTGATAGTTATGTATTTAGGGGTTTCATTACCAAAAGCACGGCCTTGAAATGCAAACATTTTGTTTTTTGCATCAATGAATGGGATTAATAAACGAGGGTGATCATTCTCAATCTTCGGAAACTTGTTTGGTATTAAGTTATTCACATATGTGTAAAACTTGTTGACAAGATACAACTTGGAGTGAAACTCCTCTGGTATACATCTTTGTTGCATAATACTGAACGCAGGATGCTCTCGAAGTTTGTCGAATGATTTTAACCCTCGTAAAGGCTTGTCAACAAATGTAACAGGTTTAAATTCAAACTCTGGTTCTTGTACATTGGTAGATACAGAACCTTTATACCGATCAACGACATACTGTTTGAACAATTCACCATCTATGTCTTTAAGAAATGTACCAACAGTCTTGCCTTCGCCACAGTTGTGACATTTGAAGAACATATCGTTTTTAACTCGGTAGAAATAACCTCGTGCCTTACTGCGTTTCTTTGCTGAATCGCCGCAGTACGGACACCGAAAGTTATATAGATTTTGAGATTTCTTTTTGAACCCCTCTAAACGAGGAGAAACCTGCATGATATATTGAATATCGATTGTTGACATAGATAACTGATATTATATCAGGAATCGTCTAAGATGTCAACCCTTAAATTTTTCTGTTGAAAATACTTGGAAATTTTCCTTTGTTTTGGTATGTTGCATACGCCCAATACCAGTCAGATCCATACTCTGTTTTACAGAAATTGATGATACCATTATCAGTGTCACCAGCAAATAGAGATTTGAATTTCTTATAAAGTTTTGCCATTTTATATCCAATATCCTTTCCTGTTCATTAATTGTCTTTGTCTCCACTCAAGTTCGACAAGGTTCTCAGATTGTGATAACCACTCTTCCTCAAGTTGTTGTTGTGTTTTGACTGTAAATAAATTAATTAAGAATTTGTTGAGCTTGTTTAACATCTTTATTCATTCCTAATCTCATTAGTGTTACTAGTTTTGTAAATAGTTTCATTTATTGATTCTACCTTTCGCATATATTTAATCATATTATACCAGGAAATGGGTTGAAAATACAGTGTTAAGTTGAGATACAAGATATGCAATTTTTGAACATATATGATTAGAAACTCCTAAAGTGATCAGTGAGGAGGATTCTAACCCCATATCCCATCGTAATGAGCGTTTGCTGTTAAGCTCTCACTGATCACTTTAGGACTTAGGTATAATTTAAAATAGTTTGTCAAAAATGGACATATTCGAAAGAACAAATCCAACAGCCATCGCCCCACCAATAAACAACCATTTAAATCTTTCTTGTTGTTTAATTTGATGAGCAAGATTATCAATGCAAGAACGCAATTCTCTTGTGTTAGTATTTAATCTTGAATGTAATTCTTTGATATCGGACGATAGTTCTAGTCGTCTGGATTCAATTTGACGAAATAATTCTTCATCAATATCGTCACCATGTTTAATTTTTTCTTCATGTACTGCCAACATTGATTTGATCGAAGAAGAAACATCTGTGAGTTTTTCAATGGCAGTATCTAATTTTGAACTCACATTAGTTAAAGATTTAATCTCTGATTGAACAGTTGCAAGTTCTTTTGTAATTAAATCTAATTGTTCCATTATGTGTTATCTTTCAATATGATTGAAAAGTCTGCTGACACTGTTGCATTAGATGAACCTGGTCTACCAATCATAATAATTTTTGGTCCGTTTATTGCTTCAAAAAAATATTGTTTAAAACTTTTCATTTATTAAACCTGCATTGTTCTTGGAGTATCATACAATATAATATCAAATGTTGATGACATATTTGTACCCGTTGAAGCAATTGCTCTAATTTCAATATCTGTTTTTTCAGATAAGGCAAATGGTACTTGATATAATCTTTGATGAAGTCCACCTGGAACATCCATAATATCTCTTGTTCTAAAAATTAGACCATTACCTGCTTCTCTCGTATATAAGTTAGCGGTTACGGCGTCATTATAATTACCTACTCCTACATTCCAATTTGTTAAATAACCTGTTTTTCCAGCAGGTATTGTATAGAGTGCCAA